CATAGTTCTCTCCTTATTCAAAGTCTGGTACAAACCAGTCATCATCCAACGCCCACAGACAGTAGGACGCTTTCTTTTGAGTGCCGAGGCGTGATACCTTGGCCTCCCAAATCTCTCCATCACGATGCAGTTTACCCAACGCTAGTTGCACTTCATCGTTATCTGCGTCTAGCTTAGACGCTATCTCAGTAGCCCTATGTGCGAATTGATTGTCTGCCTCAGACAACAAACTAAGTATGCGATCTTCCATCTTAGCTACCACTACGCGAGGGGTTTCTTCTTCATCATCAAAAGTATCAACAGAATGTGTTACGCTCTCAGCGACAACACCCACAACCTGATACTTGGTTGAGTTAATCATTCTTGAAGTGTTGGGTATCACTCGCATCTGAGCAAGTGTACCTTCGGCAAGTCGATACTTTTTCACAAGGTTGGGCGGTATAAAGACACGCTCCCCTTGGTCTATGTCAACTCCAAATCCGCATTTCTTATCCACCAATACGTGTTGCACGTATATCTTTAGTGTGTTTAACATTGTTCTCTCGCTTGTTTATGGTATTGTTTTTATGAGGGCGGTAATAATTTAAACCCACCTACCTGCGGTCTGCTTTATTGTTGATTACACTCACAACCGCCCTCACCATTCTCTATGATTTGTTTAAGATACCCGCCATAAATTCATTGGCAGCGCGCATCGCTGCTTCTTCGTTACGTGCGATGTGCTCCTCACGTTCTTCGCTTATAGCTGCAGATAAGGTAGCCGTTACAGCCATCATCATCTGAGGCCACGAATCCTGCTGTTCAAACAGTAGAACAAGATTAGCGATAATCAGCGACATAATCTCGGGTGACGCTTGGTCGGGCGCGGCTTTAGCCATGCGCTCCATAACCGCTTCAAACTTAGCTTTATCCATTTTTGCGTTCCTTAAATTTTATTTGGTATCGTTTGCATCTACGTAGTATTACCTCTACGGACATGCCTGTTATACGTGCGACCTCGGCGGCACTAAAACCTTGTTCCGATAGACGTAGTATTTGCTTGGCGGGGTTTGACCTTTCGATCTCGGACATGCGGGGCTTACCGCTGCCTCTAGCGTGTTCCTGCACGGCCCCGTAGTTTAGGGACCGACCCCCACAATATTCAATCATCCGTTTGTTCTCAATCAAGGCCAACGCCTTCATCTTTTCCAAGGCTGTCAATGTTCCCTCCTAGCTTCTTTGTACCTGTTACATACATGACGAATAGCTGCTGCGTGATCTTCTCAAGTTCCACTTTTAGTTCACGGTTCTCTGCACACACGCGCTCGTATTCATGGCGATTAATCATATTGAAACTCCACTTAGTCATCTGATATTGCTGCCCATGCTGTTAGTGACTGACTAACACTACTCATGTTATCCTCATTGACAACTATATCTAGGCCACCCGCTTTGCATATGTCTTTTAGGTTTTTAGCTTGCAGAGGCGTGGGTTTATTCTTACCCGCTTTGCACTCAATGCCAAAGAATAATCCTTTGTAGCAACCTACAATATCAGGCACACCACTTTTACCATACCCACCCGTAACAGGGTAGAAGTAGTACGCACCCATTGCGTCTAGCTGCCGCGTCACCTGCTTCTTAACTTTTGCTTCTGGCGTCATAGCCATACGTCAAACCCCCCTGTAAAAACTGGCATCCAAAGCCGTATGGGTTTCCCCATACAGCCCTGCGTTCTTCTAAAGATTAGATGGTTCGATTACCCAGAAAGTGCTATAGAACTCATTGTCATTAGCCTTGTGACCCACACCCTCTAAGTAAGCATCGTTCTCCAATAAGGATAACACCGCTAACCTCCCTTGGAACCAATCTGGTAGCCCCTCAAAAGGTATATAGGTATCTTTTACTATCGCGTCAAGTCTTTTAATCCCAAGACTTACTATCGTTACCCAGCCAGTATCTTTCTCTGTTTGTACGCGGTAACAAACGTCAGCCGCGTACAAAACGTCACTTATGCTCAAGTAAGCAGGAAGCACATACGATCAGAAACTCTGTACCCCACCCCATCAACATAATGACAATCATCCACAAGCTGCAACATAGAAAACTTACCCATCATATCTTCGGGTAGCGTTTGTGGTGTGTACCACTGAACACAACTTTGTGGGTGTACGTCAGGGGTGTAGTTGGACAGACCATCGACCTGCAGCACGGCGCACTGTTGTTCACCCCTACGTACAGTAGTGTATATGAACACACCGTTATCTGATCGAGCATCAAGCGTTTTGGTTTCATCCTTCTGGGCAAAGAAATCTACCAACCCTGCTTGCAACTCCTTGTCTACAAACTCATGCCCCAATGTTAGAAGGTTCTTCAACTCGGTCTCCATAGGCGAATAGTTGCTAGAGATACCGTCATGCTGAAACAATCTATTACCCATCTTACGCATCTCATGATTGGCGTTACTGCTCACATCACGAAACGACCTAGCCGCGTTCTTCGATGACATAGCTGCCATGTCTGCCACGTTAAGCGGTGAGATGTAACGCTTGGCGTTCTTCACGGCTGTCTCTAGCTTGGTTGTCATGGACATATGGTATTGTGGGTTGTAGTCGCTGTACTTACAATTAGCGATCAAGCGACTACAAACTGTGTACGTGCGAGTACCCTTACCGCCCCTACGAAAGTCACCATAGCCAACCCAAGCACAGCAATATGGGTCATTATCGTAGTACACCCATGCACTGTTACCAGTGCGTACTATTGTCTTGACCGGCAAGATACTCTCTAAGTGTGAGATGTAGTTCACAATATGCCCCTGCAATTTTATGTTGTGCCTTTGCGCGTGACTTGTAGCTTCTTTAACTGTCGATACTTCCATTTTAGTTCTCCTTTTGCGTATGGGGAAACCCATACAGTTTTATCATTTCATAAACTTCGCGGTCTTGTTGACCCACGAATTGAACTTACTTCTTACTTCAGTCATATTCCCTTCCTGCATATGTTCCTTGATAGTGGTTCGTTCATACCACCCACTGTGCTCTATAAACGATGTAGTGAAATCGACCCACGCTGACACACGCATGGGATGCTCGGGGTCTTTCAACACATCACGCAACCATAACGCACGTCTCTTAGAATTGCCGTAATGTTCTCGTTTGTATTTATCTAGCTTGCCCCGTTCACCATAGTTGTATGTACCTGTCTCTAGTGGAAGAAGAGGGGTCATAGTGATGCCCCAATCATAGAACTCGTTCATGTGTGTTTTGTATTTGTCTTTCAGTTCCTTGTTCACTCTCGGCGCAGGGGGCAACGGTAAACCACCACTGTCATACACCCATTCTTCTTTCCCGATCCTACGGAACACCAACGCAGCACCATCGTCCTTGGCGGTCATCCACCCTTGGCGTTCTCGCACATGCACACTCTGTGCATTTATTCGGCGGTAGTAGGCATCCCAATGTTTCTTGATGGGCGCGGGGACAGTAGTACGTTTAGCTAGGTAGTATTCCTCACCATGTTGTTGACCCCACCGCGCACCACCAATACGAACGAAGTGCTTACCATTCTTGTTGACGAACCGTAGTGGGTACGGCAGGTGACGAGTAAGCATATCGTACACAGAATTGTGATGCCCCCACGGGCCAGAGCCGTTAGCGACCTTAACTGTTTCAGTACCATCCCTGTGTCTGCGCCACACTAACGCCGCAAACTGTTCAGTAGAATTGACTGAAGGTTTTACCTTGTTACCCCCGTACCAAGGTTGGAACACAGGATCACCAAACCCATACCCCTGCATGATTGCGTAGCAGTTGCCGTTGATCTTGTGGATACGCTCATGCTTGCGGCGTCTGTCACCGATAGGGCGTATGTCGTTATCCTTACCGAACCTACTGCGTATCACAGGGGTAGTGTTGTATTGTGTTTCCACGTCTGCGAAACATCTGTGGTTAGTATATATTAGTGCCATGCTTGGTCTCCATATTCTCAAAAGTCTGGCTCCCCGTCACTGTCGAGGTTTGTTTCTCTAAAGGTAAAGTCAGCCTCTACCTTCGGCTCGGGTTGCTCGGGCTGATGTTCCTGCACCACCCCCAACAGGTTTAACTGCACCAACAACCAATCAGGTAGTGGTTCATCACAAGTCACTTTCTATCTCCCCTGTACCACCGCAGTTTCCACAGTCTTTCCACACACCTACAGGTTCGTGTACCCCGTTTGATGTTAGTACCCATCGTTCATGCTCTACTTGACCTACACGATCAGAGCCTTTGCACTCGGGACAAGCAATGAACGGGTTGAACCGTTGCCTATGCCTGTCCCACGCAGCCGTGAACTCCGCTTCCTCTGTCTTGTCGTACATTTCAGTTCTCCTTAGTTTGTGTATGGGTTTCCCCATACACTGTTGATTACATATCACACGCTCTTACGTGTACGGTCTTGCCAACATCGGCTTCCCAACCTGCGTGGTCGAGCGTTACCCACAAGGTAGGATGACCCCACTCACCGCAACCGCCCCACAAGTGACCGTCAGTAAGAATAACGGTTGCTTCTGGTTTGATACGATGCTCTTTAAGATACGCTGGTACACACCTAACATCTGTACCACCGCCTCCTGCGGGCTTGGTAGATTTTACCATCATGTCCAACTCGTCACGCTCGTACTTCTCCGCACGAACAACAGTAGTGTCCCAGTACAGTACATGCACACACTCTGGCTTGAGCGTTGAAAGTATGTGACCACACTCGGTCAACATGACAGACTGTTCACGCTGTCCGATAGAACCAGACATATCCATAGCAAGACACACAGGCCCGATAGCGTTAGACATGAGACTTGGCATGTATACGCCAGCACTCAGGTAACGCCTGTTCGGACGTTTGAAGCTCCCGAAGTCTTTACCTCGCACATGCGATGTAAAAAACTCTGCCATGTATTCTGTATAGTCAATCTGCGGCTGCAACAATTCAGTGATGTTACGATCTGCACCGTTACCCATCTTACCCGCAGCCAACGCGCCAGACCGAACTGCCTCGTCAACTTCACGCGCAAGATCACGCTGCTCGTCAGGGGTCATATCCTCGGCCCCATCCCAATCGTGATCGTCAAACGACGGGTCATCATCTACTGGGTATGTACCGTCGTATGGTTGATCATTCTTGCTGCTTCCGCCTGCATCGTCATCGTCAGCATCGCCATCGCCTTGTATGGGTTTCCCCATACCACCGTCACCGTCACCATCTTCGGGGTCACGCTTTATCGGATCGGGCAGATCGTGGAACACCTGCCCACTGTCCCAGTTACGATACTTGACGTTGAAACAACCTGTGGTCAGCGCACCTGTCATGGTGATGAAACCCTCACCATCATCGGCATCAACCAACAGCACGTTGATAACGAAGTCACACGCCAAGTTAGCTTTCTTAGCGTTGATCTTGTGAATAGCAGCCCATGTAATGAGATGCCTAAACATCTTGTGACACACCTCATGTAGTATGAGAAACCGCAACTCGGCATCAGTGAGTGATGCGACGAACTTACGTCCGTACCACTCGTCACGTCCATTGGTACACGCGGTGGGATAACGCTCGTTATCATCGCTGACAATGCGTTTACCCATCATCAGCATCCCTGCGTAGGCACACCACTTAGGGTGCGCCATGATAGAGACAACAGCTTTTTCTATGCGCTGTTCCTCAGTTAGTATTAGTCCAAACATTTTAGTATTCCTCTCCTAGTATGTGGCCTCTAGCCACGTTGATATCAGTCTCCCCTGCACCGCCGCATAAACGACAGTGAGGGTTGACCGTATGTGCAGCGGTGGGTCTGCACTCGGGACAGCGTATGTCCCGATCACTTTGTTCCCACCCTATCAAGTCTTGCGCGTATGGGGTTCCCAATACCATATACGCATGGTTAAAATTTCTGTGGCGTTCCGATTGACTTTTTTGAACTTTCAAAAAGTTAGCCCTACGCTTCTTGTGCATCTTCCTTCTGTAGTCTGATTGTCTCATGCTACACCTTGTCACCGTGGAACATATAGTTGTTAGCCACTGCCCATTCGGTGAACTTGCGGTTGGTCATAACCATCGCTTGCTTTGTGTACTTCGGCGCACGAACCCCATTGGCAAACATGCCTTGGGCCTCCCGATCAAGACGCCC